CTGCGTTCACTTCTAGTGTAAATACATTTAGCGCTAGTATACTTTCATATACAGCATCTCAAAATATATTGAATGGAACGTATGCTACTACAGGCAGCAATACATTTGCTGGTATTCAAACTGTAAATAGTAACTTGATAGTAACAGGTAGTATTACTGCGCAGACGTTAGTGGTGCAAACTATAACATCAAGTGTTGATTTTGTGACTGGCTCTACTAGATTTGGATCATCATTAAGTACTAGTACACATCAATTTACTGGTTCAGTAAGTGTAACGGGATCATTAGCAGTAGTAACTAATGGAACTGAATTTCAAGTTACAAGTACAGGAGTAAATTTTGGAAATGCTTTAACAGATTCTCATACAGTTACTGGTTCGTTATTAGTAACAGGTAGTATTAGTGTTGGTATATCTAACCCCACTTCTTTATTAAATTTATATTCTGCATCAACTGCATCTGATGTTAACTACATTAAAATGGAGATGCCATCTTGGGGTGGAAGTGCAAACTACAAGAAAAATATAATCTGGCACGATAGTGGTAATGTAGTAGGTGGTATTGGAATGTCATTTACAAGTCCATATACTTATATGGATTTTCATTCATTTTATAATAGTGCTCATACTACTGGTTCTGTAATGAGAATTCAAGGTAATGGTTTAGTTGGTATTGGAACAACAGCTCCAAGTTTTAGATTATCATTTGGAGGAGACACTGCTACTACTATTGGTATGAACCAAAGTATATTAGGTACTGCTCCTGCATTAACTTTAAAAGGTGCAGATTCAACAACAGGTACTAATAATGAGGGTGGAGCTGTTTATATAAGTGCTGGTTTAGGTACTGGAAATGGTGCTACATCAAATATTATATTTTCAACAGGTGCTACATTAGGCTCAGGTGCAACAAGACAAACTCTTACTGAGAGAATGAGGATTACTGCTGCTGGTAATGTTGGTATTGGTACAAGTAGTCCAACAGTTTCTCAAACTGGTGGTGGATTAGCTTTAGGTGACGGTACTGCACAAAAAGGTATAAGATTTAATGTTGAATCAGGTGGTTGGGGATATATAGAATATTATGAAGCATCTACTGCAAAATGGATTACTGGTTTTAGAAGTGCTGATGGAAGTTATAATATAAAAACTGGCACAAATTTATCTACTGGTAATGGAATATCCATTGCAAATACTGGAATTACAACAATAAATAATAAACTTATTCTAGGTACAAGTACATTTGTAGGAGAAATTCAATATGGAACTTCAGGATATGGAACACACGATTACAACGCAGGTAATGGTAAATTTACTTGGTTAAGTGCTGCTGGTGCTGTTTCAGGAACTGTATACTATAGTTTCAATGCTGATGGGTTTGGTGCTAGATTTACAATTTCTAATAATGGTGCTGCCTCTTTAGTAGGTACTTTAACACAAAATGCTTCAGACAAAAGATTAAAAGACAATGTTAAAAACATTGACAATGCTTTGAATAAAGTAATGGCATTAAATGGTGTAACATTCAATTGGAACGATATAGCAGTAGAATATGGATGGTCACCAAGAATTAAAAATAATGATGTTGGAGTTATAGCTCAAGATGTACAAGCAGTTTTACCTCAAGCAATTGATTTTGCTCCATTTGATAGAGATGATAATCAACAATCAAAATCAGGTGAAAATTATTTAACAGTTCAATACGAAAAAATTGTTCCGTTGTTGATTGAAGCTATAAAAGAACTTAAAGCCGAAATAGAAGAACTAAAAAATAAATAATAATGGGTCAAGGTGTAACTTTAATAAAACAGTTTGGTAACCCAACTCTTAGTTCATTAATAGTAACAGGTCCTACCAATTTAAGTGGTAGCTTTGCTGTAAGTGGTAGTTTTATTGTAAGTGGTAGTACTACTACGAGTGGTAATATTAATGCTAATGGAAGTGTATCTGCTACTTCATTTACAGGACCAGGAACTGGGTTAACAGGTACAGCATCTAGCTTAAATATTGGTGGTACATCAAGTAATATTACAGCGTATACAATTAACCAAAGTGTAGGCTCAAGCAATAGCCCAACTTTTGCTGCCTTAACAATTAATGGAGCAATAACTGCAACTGGTGATATTACAGCATATTACTCAGATATGCGTTTAAAAACTAATATACGCACTATAGATAGTGCATTAAATAAATTAATGCAATTGGGTGGTTATTACTACAATCCAAATGATTTAGCAATTGAATTAGGTGCATCTAAAGATAGAGATGAAAGAGTAGGTTTAATGGCTCAAGAAGTAATGGAAGTATTACCTCATGCTATTAAAGATGCTCCATTTGATAAAACAGGTACTTATAAAACAGTACAATACGATAAATTAGTTCCGCTATTAATTCAAGCTATTAAAGAACAACAATCACAAATAGAAGAATTAAAATTAAGATTATAACATGGGTGCTTTACCTTTTTCCAATCTATCAATAGGGGCTATTAGCCAAGAATTAGTAAATGGTTCTAAATCACTTAGAGCATTAAGTGCTGATGCTGGTAAATCAACACCAGATTCAATGAGTGAATTTAGAGGATACCAATTAGGTACAGCTGCTGTTAACATGTATCAAAATGTTGGTTTGTTATACGATGGATGTTGTATGGCTATGGATTCTTATGGTTATATTTTCGCTACAGATCCAGATTTTGGAGGTATGAGTTTAGATTATGGTAATTATATTACTAATAATGATAATCAATATAATCCATATATTGGTTCTAATAAAGGTACTTTTTTAAATAATGCTGGTAGTGTTAGCGTTACTGTTCATGGTAGAACTAATGTAAGAATAATAAGTATAACTCACGGATATGGCGCTTCTCCTAATACCCCTATGTATAATTTTATAGATTTAAATGGAAGTAGGGTAGCAAATGCTAATAGTAATGCCAATGCTGTTACAATAACTTATGATTTCACAGCTACACCTGGTGCTACATATAATGCTACTATTGGTGTTAACTATGGCTCTGTATAAAATCTTTTAAATAAATTTGGTTGTCTCCATTCTCTTGTATATATTTATATCAAACAAATAAAATAATAAATTATGTTAACATTCATTATCATTGCTGTTGCCATCGTTGTAGCAGTATTCGTTGCTATGAAGACTGGTAAAGTTGCCGATGCAAACAACAACAACATTCCTGACGCTATTGAAAAACCAATTGAAGAAGTTAAGGAAGTAGTTAAAGAAGCTATTGCAAAAGTATCTAAAGCTTCAGCAGCTCCAAAAGCTAAAAAAACAACTAAGAAGTAATTATGGAAAAAATCAGTTTAAAATTATTCGAATTCTATAACTTAGAGAGCGAATTAAACGGAGTTATGAATCAACAAACCGGCGAGAAAATTTCTGCTGGTTTATTAGCTGAAAAATTAAAGTTAACAACTAAATATTGGTTAACTGAATTAGCTAAGAAAGTAGCTGCCGAAAAAACTACAGTTGAAACTCTTAAAGAAGAGTTAATCAAAAAGCACGGCGAAACAGATGAAACAGGAAACATTAGTATCCCAATGTACATTGACATCGTTAAAGATGAAGATGATAAAATCATTGATGGTAAAAACAATCCAAAGTTCATTGAATTTCAATCAGAATTCAACGCATTACTACAAGAAGAAAAAGAATTAGAGTACAAACCAGTATTACTTAGTGAATTAGAAAACATTGAGTCAGATGGTAACTACCCTACATTCTTTAAATTGGTTGTAGCTGATGAACAAGCTTAGTGAAATATTTCAGGCGTGGGTAGCTGCGGCTAGCCCATCGCCTTCACAAAAGCTGTTAGCTGAACAGCGTACATCCGTATGCGATACGTGTGAACATAAAACTTATACTAAGTTATTAGATTTATATACGTGTGGTTTATGTGGATGTCCGTTAAATCGTAAAGTATTTAGTCCTGCGGGACCTAACGCCTGCCCAGGCAAAAAATGGGAAAAATAAAGTATATGTCACAATTAACTCCTGAAGAATTAGCATCTGTAAAAGATTTACAATCAAAGTACAATCAAACTGTGTTTGAAATTGGCGTTGCTGAAACGCAAATTTTAACATTTGAAAGACAAATCACAAAGCTACGCGACGATAAAGCGGGTTTGATTAAAGATCTTGAAACTATCGAGCAAAAAGAGGCAGCATTAGTCGCTACTCTACAAACAGTATATGGCAATGGTGCGATAAATCCTGAAACTGGAGAGATAACAGCAGCTCAATAAAATTTTTCGCGGTCTATGGTGGTTTTTGGATATTTATTATTAGGTCAATCCTAATAAAATTTCAAAAATAACATAAAAAATGAGCGAAAAAATCATTTCTCCTGGTGTATTCCAGAACGAATCAGATCAAAGTTTAGTACAAAGAGGCATTGCAGGTACTGCAACAGCTATTGTAGGCCCTACAGTATCGGGTCGTCCTTTTGTACCAACATACGTAACTTCATACTCTGAATTCCAACAAAACTTCGGTACTACTTTTAGAAGTGGTAGTTACTATTACGAGTATTTAACTTCAATTGCAGCTCGTGAATTCTTTCAAAACGGTGGTCAAACATTATTAGTAACTCGCGTTATTAGTGGTACTAGCAACGTTGCGAACTACGCAAGCGCAAGTGTTGGTAATTACAATTTAACAGGTAGTTCATTTGGCCTTGAGACATTAGCTTGGGGTAATCAAATGAATAACACATCAAGTCTATCAGGTGGTGCTTTAGCATCAGGTAGTGCAATTAACGTTCGTTATGAAATTACAAATGTAAACACTGGTAGTGGTACATTTAACTTAGCTATTCGTCGTGGTGATGATAATAATGCTCAACCTAACTATTTAGAAACTTGGCCTAATTTATCATTAGATCCAAATTTACCTAACTATATTGCTCGTGTTGTTGGTGATACAAAACCAGTTTACTCAGTAGATAGTGATAGTAATCCATATATCAATATTACAGGTTCTTTTGCTAACTCATCTCAATATGTAAGAATATCATTTGTATCAAATCCACAAGTAGATTCAATTGATAATAATGGCTACTACAAATCAGGCTCTTACTCATCTGGTTTACCAGTATTAGGAAGTGGTTCATTTGGTGGTTCATTTGCAGGTGGTGCTGCTGCAACAACAGCAGAGCAAAAAATGAATGAATATATTACACCTTCTAACATGGAAGGATATGCAGTTGCTGATTACAATACAGCTTTCGCTTTATTAACAAATAAAGATGAATATCAATTTAATGTATTATTAGCTCCAGCTGTAGGTTTAGATAGTGCTGCTGCAACTACTTTTATTTCAACTGTAGAAGGTAGAGGTGATGCATTTGCTCCTATTTCTGCTGGTGCTTATGGTACTTCAGTTAACCAATCTACATTCAACGCTGCTGGTCAATCTAGCAACTACTCCGCATGTTATTTCCCTTGGGTTCAATTATTCAACTCTAACTTAGGTAAGAATGTATGGTGTCCTCCAACAACAGTAATTGGTGGTGTATTAGCATTCAACGATCAAGTTGGTGCTGAATGGTTCGCGCCAGCTGGTTTAAACAGAGGTGGTGTTCCATCAGTATTAAGAGCTGAAAGAAAATTATCTCAAGCAGATCGTGATGTATTATATGCTGCAAATGTTAACCCATTAGCTACATTCCCTGGAGAAGGTGTTGTAGTATTTGGTCAAAAGACATTACAACGTAGAGCTACATCATTAGATAGAGTAAACGTTCGTCGTTTATTGATTGCGTTAAAAGCATATATTGGTTCAGTAAGTAACAACTTAGTATTTGAACAAAATACAAACGCTACAAGAAATAGATTCTTAGCTCAAGTTAACCCTTACATGGAATCAGTAGTACAAAGACAAGGTTTATATGCTTATAAAGTTGTAATGGATGATACAAACAACACAGCTGATGTAATTGACAGAAACCAATTAGTAGGTCAAATATATGTTCAGCCAACAAAAACTGCTGAATTTATTATCTTGAACTTTAACATATTACCAACAGGCGCTACATTCCCTGCATAGGGGGATGTGGTTCCAATATTTATTAATAGCAATTAAAATTTAACATAAAATGGCAGTATTAGACGCTAACGAAATCATGTTCACCGCTTTTGAACCAAAAGTTCAGAATCGTTTTATCATGTATGTAGATGGGATTCCCGCATACTTGATTAAGAGTGCAACAGCACCAGGATTCGAAGCCGGTGAAATTATCTTAGATCATATCAACGTTTACCGTAAAATCAAAGGTAAAGTACGTTGGAATGATATGACTTTAAACTTATTTGATCCCGTAACACCATCTGGTGCTCAAGCCGTAATGGAATGGGCTCGTTTGGCTCACGAATCAGTAACAGGTCGTGATGGATATTCTGATTTCTACAAGAAAGACTTAACATTAGATATTTTAGGTCCAGTAGGCGATATCGTAGGTGAGTGGATTGTAAAAGGTGCTTATGTAAAAACAGCAACTTTTGGTGAGTACGATTGGGCTAATGAAGCTGCAATCAACTTGACA